GGTTAATCCGCCGCCACAGGAGAGAATCTCTCCCTGCCTGGGTCTTTATTCCCAGGCTTACATAGACCCTAATAAGGTCTGTGCCATCCAGGCTTTGTGATTCTGGTCGCCCTGGCGCGACCGGAGTGCTGAAGGTGGTCTACTTGAAGAGGGTCCCCTTGCGGGGCTTTCTCTTTGTAGATAAACCACTTCATCAAGGCGTGCACGTCATCCAGTGTATTTTCTGGAAGTCTTGCAACTTGTCTACATCCCTTAACCAAAGGGACGTGGGTATCAGCACAAATCCACTCTGCCTGTGGGGCAAAGGTGAGAGAGTGCCGGCCTAAGATGACAGACGTTGGCTCCACGATCGGAAAGCGGGGAAGAACTCTCGCAATCTGTGAATCGAGCCAGCAGGCTGTTGTCCACAGCCCTGCTTCGTAAACCTGGTTCCGAAAGGAAACCAGCGAAGCAATCTCTTCTGCATCCTTCCGTGAGGTAGGAAATCTCCTGCGAAGGCGCACCGGGGTAACCCGGTGTCCGTTGTAGAAGTCTCCTCCACAAGACTCTCTGAACAAGCCAGTCCAGAAAGACTTGTTGCGATTGACCTTGAGACCGAAAGCCTCTAGGTCCGCAGCCACGGAAACTGCGTGTTCACGAGGGACAATGATATCGTCCCCGTAAACGCGCACCCTCCCATGCAATCTGCGAACAGACTGCTGGGTGATTGGTTCAGCTTGGTCTACCAAGATCGAAGTTACAACAATGGCGAGAAAAACCATTGCTTCGATCGGAAAGGTAAGACCAGACCCCATCGACGCGTACTTGGACAGAGGGATTACTCCATGACCTTGTACGTCTGCCTTCGTGCTTCTGCAAGCTTGGACGGCCCTACTGAAACCGGGCCATCTAGCAAGTAGTTGCAGTACGTGCAGATTCGAGACACGATCGGACGCTTCACTAAGATCTAGTGTAGCAAGACTCCCGTCAAGGGAGCCCTTCTGAGCCATTTGCTGGTTAGGCATCTGGTCACGGAAGCCGATCATTGGCGATACTTGAGTCGAAGACTCAAGCTCGTCAACCAAGCGACGCCCTAGAGCTTGTTGAATATACTGCATAGCAGTAGGCTCTATGGCGATGATGCGAGGTGTCTTGGCTGTCTTAGGAACTGAAATGACCCTGACGGGCCTTTCCTGTTCCGGGGTGAGGAAGTTCACACCATCTAGGTAGACATGATGTCTGGCTGAAGGGAGGACCCATTCAATGAATGGGAACTCTTCCTCCAGCCGCAGCGGCCATTCGTCGACGCGGTATTTTTCATTACCTTGTCGGCGATCAGCCGTCGCACCTGGACCGTGCTGTGGGATGATTCCCCGAGGAGTGAGACTTGACCAGAGGTCAGCCTCAATCCTGCCGAGGGAATTTCCGTACAGAGACACGCACGCTGCTTCGAAATGTTGCAGCAGTACAGGCAGTCTTCGGCTGGTTGGTAGGGACGGACTAGTCCGCCCAACGTCCCCATGTCGAAGACCAGGAACCGGATCTCCGTCAGCTCTACCCAGAAGGGCAGAGCCAGCGAATGAGTCCGATCGGGATAGAACGTGGCCAGGAGTTGAACTCCGTAGTCCGTCTGATCCGTGTAGCCGCCCTTCGTTAAGAAGGTTGGCCAAGATTCCTCTGTCATGTGTCTTGAGCTCCTCTTCGGTGTTGATGAAGTTGCGCATGGCATCTCTCTCCCGACGAGGTGTCGGAAGTTCGAAAATCTTACCAAACGTCAGTGAGAACTGACGAACGGCGTAGATGGCTTCCACGCTTGGCTTCATCAGCAGTGAACCGTTCATGGGATCGAACACAAGCTGAAGGAAACCCCTTAGGAATAAGGGGAGCCCGCCTCTCTTTCGAAAAGAAAGAAAGAGGTCGTCAGCTACCAAACCTAGGTCTAGGGACTTGTCAAAGTCCTTGCCGAAGCTTGGCAGGGTGATCGTCAGAAACTGATCACCTTCATGTTCGATCCTACTAGAGACTGTTTTGCAGTCTCTAGCGGTGTCTACGCAGCAGTGTCTCCCCAGATCTTCGAGGAGACACAGAGCGAGGCGTTGCAGGTTTTTCATGGATCCCACCCCTTTCTTGGTGGTAATTCATTCCTGTCCTGACAATGCCTACCCCTTCGTTGCACCTGAGAGGTTACTAGCCTCCTAGAACGACCTGCAAAGGCCGAGCTAGATGGACGTTCTCGATGAAGAAGAGAGTCGTGATAGCCACGGCCCATGGAGCGATAGCAGGAGGCGGATTTCTCCGCCCCCTGCGACGCTTGGGCCCTGGTTCAGGACTCTCCACCGAGAACACTGGTAACCTTGGCACCAGAAGACGCAGTGAGGTACGCCGTAAGGGCGTCCACGATCTGCTTGGCCTCCACCGGGGTGTAGAAATTCACCTTCGGGGTGTCAATGACGAGAGTCACTGACATGCTGGCTTCGACGTTGATACCCGCAGTAAGCGGGTCAGCGGCGATCTTCTTGTGCTGCAGACGCACCGCCCTGCGAGTCCGCCGGCCGTACTGGTGACTGATCGAGAGCATGACGTTTCCGTCATCCTTGCGATAATCACTAGCACCGACGCCGGTAGAGACCCGCGGGAGCGACTGAGCGACTGCGTTGATGGTGACTGACTGGGGATCGGCGAGTGCCATGGAATCCTCCTGTTGACGATATGAAGTTGTATCGTGGATGGTTGGAACAAGCTTCACAGCTATCGAGCTGTGTAGCTCCCCCGTGAGCCTAGTGAAAGACCTAGACTCATGGCGATCGACGCCTGGAACGGTGAGACACTGTTCCAATCGGCGAAGTCGAATCCGAACGGCGAAGCACGCCTCCGATACTTGAACTCTTCACCGTATGTACGGTAAAGTGTACCGGAGATGTTCTTGCTGTTGACTGTACCAAAGAACTCCATCTCTGAACGAGTATGGTGCATCAGGTAACAGTCGTGGCCGTAAAGTCCGTCCAGTCCGAGATTGGAGAGGTTTTCAATAACCAATCCAAAGTCACCGAACCAGTCGGCAGCCCAACTCCAAGGTGCCAAGTTCCAGACTACGTCTGGAGTCGCCCGTATGCCAAAAAGTTTCCTGGCGTACGAGTGGTACCTGCTCATGCGTGAGATTAGATCATCTCCCATGGGCAAGTGGTACTTGAAGTGACCAACAAACCATACTTTCTGGCTGATGGTCTCCTTGGAACTCCCGCTTGCAAAGACGTTGGCTTGAGAAGGTAGCACCACAAAGGTGCCAACCTCACTCTTCGTCTCCATCTTTGCAGGCAACTCCCGATAACGACGCTGATCTGAATTGGCGCCTTTGCGGTAACCATCGATGATCTTATGACCATCCATGACCGCTTTGGCAAACTTCTTCATGTCAGACACCAGAGGCTTCCAACCGAACTGAATGTTCAGGTTTTCGCTTCCGGTCCGGCGCGCGGTTTCCCGCGCACTACGGGTCATCTCTTTCCACTCATGGAGTGGAACGGCGGGAAGTCCGTCTCGCTTTATTTCTCCCAAAGCAACAGGGAGATCGACGACGGGCTTGGTAGGAAGAGCGTGATTCCAAAGAGTTGAGCCGATATGGCTCTCTTCGGATACCGTCAGCGGTGTGTACTGCAAGAGTCCCGTATAGGGAGTCGAGCGGTTGCCTAATACCAACGTCCCTTTACAAAGGGTTGTTGATGCTGAGATAGAAGTTCTCTTATCCCAGCGGCGACGCATGTACCACGGCCCACCGAAAACGTAGGGCGGCCCAGCATGCTGGGTTGTCGCCTGTTCGAAATCGGTGTATGACAGAACTTGGTAGTTCTGCCATGACGAGAATGTGGACGTCCTCACCGTGCCTTCGGCAGAGCCGGAGACATAGGTGTTTTTCTCTAGACGTCCAGACATTCGTTGCTCTCCTTTCCATGGAGTTTTGGAACTGTTGTGATTGGGGTGCTCTGTGAACAAAGCACTG